ACGGGAGGAAACCATAGGTTAGGTACCAGTCGGCACCTTGGTACATCTGTACTGAAAGGTCTGAGTGTGAGAAGTAGTTAGACGCAATACGTGTGCGCTTGTCAGCGAAGTTACGTGCGCGGTCATTCACAGCGTTGGCTGCTGAGCAGTTTACTGCTGGCAGTGGTGCCATAACCTCAGATAGGTCACGTGCAACAATGTCAATGAAGTTAGCAACTACGTTAGAATCGATGCCCTCTGGAAAGAAGTCAGGGTATACTTCTGCAATCTTTCCCTTACGGACTGCGAGTACGTCAAGGTTACGCTGGTCGCGTTCTCCATTAAGGTGACGGAGAGATTCAACTCTCGCAAACACCTGTTGCTTTGATAATGCCATTTGGTTTCCTTATCCGTACTGCTCTGACCATTGGTCTGCTATGACCTCTTGAAGGTTAATTGAGACTCGGTTTGATTTCTGTGCTCTTGTAGCCCAACGATTTTGCGTATATGACTGTAAGCGAGAACCCGCTTGCATCAACTCGCGTACACGAATGACTGCAAACCACAGTGCCATTACGCAGTCTGTAGGGTTTCTAGTATCAGGCTTCCAGGTAATCAACTCTTGAACTAGTGTCTTAAGACCTTCAGAGCCTTCATTGCTTGGTAGTTCAATCAGGTTGTTATCTTGGAAACGTCCATCTCGTGTATTGCCAAAGAGTGCTGCCATTGACGCTACACCAAATGATGTGTCCCATTTATTCTTACCAGTAAAGTGTGAGTTCAATTGACATCCCCACTGTGCCAAGTACTGGCGTAGGTTGTCGTCAAGTGCATATGCCTTCTGGTGTGCGTTGATTTCGATACGCAGTTCTTGAGGGCGGTACTTCTGAACCCATTCTTCAATGAGGTCTTGAATCTTTTGTGGAGTTGGTTCTGTCATATTGACACAATCCAAAACATATATCTTGCCATCGGCACGGTTGTAAGTAACTACTACCGCACCTGTAGCACCTGCCATAGCAGGGTCAAGTCCAATGATGGTGTGTGCACCTTCAACGCGCTGAGGATGTCCTGGCACTCCAGGTTTTAATGGACCACGCTTACGCATTCCATTGACAGAACCTGCAACGCAGGTCGGAGAAAAAATTGCATCCTCTGTGACATCTTCTTGCTGGTAGACCATAGCCCACACGGAAGGAGATACTTGAGAACGACGCTTGAATAGAGATTGTCCGTCCCACTTTGGATAATTACCATTTGGCAGTTGCTCGTCTTTGTCATTTTCTTGACGGTCAGTTTCTGCCCACAATGTTTTCCACTGTGTAGGGTCTTCATCAAATTCTAAAACTGCTGGCATAGCGCAGTAAGTGAAAGGACTTTCTCCACCGCTCCACTGCCCTGGTTCACGTAGCATCTTGTATAGGTCTACTGGTGCCACTCTGGTACCAACGATAATTAACTTACCGTGTCGACCAAGACGGGTGATAACTTCCTTCTGAAGCCATTCCATCTGCTTTTCCCACTCGTGGGCGTTGGTACCCATCACAGCATCGTCGACAATAATCAAGTCAGCACGAGCACCGTAAATCTGAGAACCAATACCCAAGGCTTGGACCGTAGGGTCCTTCTCGCCAGAGTCGCGTCCTGTTCCCAGGTAAATCATATCTGCTGCCCACTGGGTTGCATCCTTCTGGTATCCACCGTTGGGACCGAAGGCTGTCTGCATCTTCATATAGGCAGGGTGTGAAAGGCGGGTTTTAATCGCGCCCAAAAATTTTCTAGCCATACCCTGAGTCTTAGAGACAATGATGACTCGAATGTTAGGGTTAGTGACGATTCGATAGGTCACATAGTTGGTTGTGATAGTTGTCGACTTAGCGTGCTCAGGCGGTACGTTGATAAGTACACGGTCAGGGTCGCTAGGTTCATAAGTCATACCTGCGGGTTGCCAGCGGGGTGGTACCCCATCAATTAGGTCGAGCCAGTTCAACTGGTGAGGGAACATCTTAGAATCTAAGAACTGCTCACAAAAGTCTGGGAAGGAGATATCCTTTAACTCTTTAAGGTCAGCCTTGATGCCTTTACCCTGGAGGCGGGCTTTGTCGGCTCGTTCCTTGAAGTCAGGGTCCTGCATTGACCACTGGCGGAAGGTAACATCGTTGCGTCCCACCGCTGACATAGCCGCTGTGATGGTCGCCCCTTGCTCTAGGAGCAGGAGCATCTTCTCTTGAGCCTCAGCCTTAGAGATGTTTTGAATGCCAGGCTTGCGCCCTCTAGTAGCCATAATAGAGTCCCCTATATCGGTATAATAACGCTATCCGTTTAACGGCATAACTCTGGCGTTTACTCAACATTTAGTCAGTTAGTTATTTATATATTATAACTAACGAACGAGCGTAGTCCCAAACGAAGCGAGTTCGTTTAGAACTATAAAGATTAAATCTTTACATATAAGATAACCTGTAGGAAGTACCGAAACCGAACACAAGGTTCGGAAATATTTTATAAAAGTTGCCCTCTGGCAACAAAAGCCCTGGTCAGAGGCTATATTAAGGGGGGGTGAATATAACAGAAAATTTTAATGGGAGACATATACATACACCTAACTGACATTATAAAGACCCTGGGTCATAACTATACACTGACATCTCTTTATTTATTTGTCGACATTTACTTATTCTTCTCTGACTTAGGACATAAGGCACCTTGAACGGGTGCCATTCTTTTATAACTTTTGTTATAAATGAATTTATAAATGGAATTAGTGAAATGTGTTTGGTTGAACTATCCCCCTTTCAAATCCGAGGGGGGGAAGTCATTCCTCAATTGTCGACTTATCGACCCTTAAGATTTAATTGAACTTTCAACTATCCCTTAACAGAGGGGAACTATTCTCAGGAATAACTCAGGTAGAGTTCATCTTCTGTTCATCTTCAAAAGGGGGTTTCGATTGGACAGGTGTACAACTATGCATTAAGTTTGGCTTATCGGTTAATCGTTAGCCGTTACGACTTAAGAAGGAAAGGTTTCAAAATGAAGACAGCAATAGCAACTAAGAAGACAGTGACAGCGGGAGACATCTTCGCCAAGGGTGCCAAGGTTGAGAACCTCTCAACAATCACCAAGGCGTTAGAAATGGCTCACGAGATTATCGCCAAGGAGACAGGTGCACCCCGCGCCACAATCGTCACTGGCAGAAGTTCAACCGTACACGGGCACTTCACACCTTGGACACCTTGGGCATCAGGTGCGGAGACATTTCACGAGATTTTCATAACCATCGCCAAGCGCGAGGCGCGCGAGATTCTCGGCACATTACTACACGAGACAGCGCATTCAATCGACAACAAGGAGGGCGTAAAGGGTACTAGTGGTGACGGGTATCACAACAAGAACTTCAAAGCCCGCGCCGAGGGCTTAGGCTTAACGATTACCCAAGCCCCGCGAATTGGTTTCTCGGTCACTACCGTATCCGATGAATGCGCCGAGCGATGGGCAGAACCTCTCCGCCTAATCGAACAAGCCCTAAAGTTGACAGCCGACAGCGACGGAGGCACCGCCAAGCCTAAGGGAAGAAATAAGAATCTACCCGTGGCAAAGTGCGAGTGTGGAGATTCGATTCGCCTAAGTCTTAAGACACTAGAAAAGTGCAAGCCAATGTGCCAAGAGTGCGAGACAGAATTCAAAATTGAAGAAGAGGACGGTGAATAAGTCTTAAGACATAACAGCCCCCGCCTAGCGGGTACGGATTCACAATCCAACGGGGGCACGTGTGACACAGTTCACACCCGTAAATGATAGACATTCGCGGGCAGTTGTACAAAAATACAACTACACAAACAGACAGGAGCAAGAAATGAAAATCACGTACTCAATTTGGCAGGGTTCCCGCTTGTTATCTATCGACAACAACGCGAACAGCCCTAAAGACATCGACGCACTAATCACAGCACTAAATGACAGCGAACTAGGCAAGAAGACAAAGTTCACAGCAAACGTTCAGACAATCCAAGCAAACAACTAACGACTTAAGACAGGAGAAATAAAATGCAAACAACAGTAGAGGATTTAGACCGCCTTGTTGCGGTATTGGAAGAACTAGTCCAACCCTTGTTAGAGGGCGAAGTAATCGAGGCAACATACGAATCAAACAAACGCCCGCACCTTGTGTTACAACTAGGGAGCAAGACTTACGGACGCGCCTACAGAATCTTTTTCTCAGGCGGTAGCAAGTACGGTTCAGGACACTGGGAGCCACGCGGTTTCAGTGACTACCTAGGAGGCACCAAGGCAGAGGCAGAGCGCACATTGAGAAGCCTCATTGCTGGAATCAGAACAGGTCAGATGATTGGAAAAGCAAATGACTAACAACTTAAGACATAAGAACTATTACAGAGTGCGAACAGTTGTTCGAGTTATGTTTTGGGTGGGAGTTGTCACCCTTATGTATACCTTAGCCACGCGAATCCACTACACAGAGAACGGCTACTGCTGGGGTACGTTGACAGAGTGCTACTTAGGAGGTAAGTAAATGAGTAAGTGGGAATTGAAAGAGGACAGCGACGTATCTTGGTGGCATTGCGGTCGCGCAGGTTATTGGGAAAGTCAGGACGTTTATTGTTCCAAGTGTCAGACAAAGTTAAAGGAGGACAACTAATGTGCGGAGATTGCTTGATAGAACTTAGCCAGTGTTCGCACGGTTACTACTTAAGACGTGAGACAAAGACCACATCAAATAGAGTTGACAACAGCAGTAGAGCAGTACAATAATACAACCAACAACAACGACAGGAGAAAACAAATGGAAACAAAAGAGCAAGCACTAGCACTATACGACCAAGGAATCCCAGTAGCAATTCAAGACTCAATCTTGAAGATGTATCTAGAGGGTCACCGATTCGGATACCACACGAACCAACAGGCACGAGGCTACTGCCCCGCTTGTGATAGAGAATACTTACTACTTAAGACAGGAGAATAACAAAATGTTACCTAACGAAACACTAGACGCAGTAACTAAGGGACGAGCAGGATTTGATTACGATGAAGACGGAAACTTTACAGGGTGCGGAGGTGAGGACGCGATGAACTTACTCAGACTACACACCTTGTACTCAAGTCTTAAGTTAGAAGTCAAGACAGGTATGAAGATGTCAGCCCGTATCAACACACTAGCAGTAGCAAACCAAATGCTAGGCACAAACTATAAGCGCAAAGCCAAGGCACTGGAACACGTAGAAGCAGTGCTAGTTATGGCTGGAGAGATTCAGAATCCACCACTTAAGACAGAAGAAAACAAATGACTGGTCTATTCATAGCAGTGGTGCCAATCATAATGTTAGCAGTGTTAGGTTTAATAATCAACGACGAAATGATAGGAGAATAAAATGGCAGCATCACCACAATGGAAAGTCTATACACCACAAGGCGAGTACGTAGCAAGTACCAAGCACACAGAGGGCGCAAGTTTACTGATGAGTTTGTATGGCAACGGCGCAACGATTAGGTTCGACCATCGCAAAGTTGTATGGACAGAAGGGGTTGACGGCACAGCAAGCCAGTCGTATGATTACACAGCAGAACAAATACATAAGAAGTTGCAAGGTAACTCACTACTTAAGACAGGAGATTCACAATGAGTGAGAGTTCGATTAGTTGGTCAGAGTTAGCAGAGTTGACACACGAAACACAAGTCTATAAGTTTGGATTCTGTATGTGTGAAGATACAGAACCACACGAATACCCATACGATGACTGCCCCAAGACAGGAGAATAAGATGAGCACACTAGAGGAACAACGCTTAGCACTTAAGACATTACACGAAGCGATTCAAGCACTAAAGGATTTAGGATTTGTTACAGAGGGGGACGAAGATGACACACTATGAGGTTAAGGTATGCAAGGTTGTTTACACTTCATCAGATGAGTTTGCTACCTTCGAGGAAGCACGAGACAAAGGTATTGCAGTACGCAATGCGCTTAGAGAATCGGATACAAGTTACAACGTGGAGTATTTCTTCGAGGTCGAAGAGTTGGAGATAGCAACAGATGACTAATCATTTCCAAGTGGTGTATGAAACCAAGGGAGTCAAGGTTGTTAATGTCTGGCTTAAACCTGACGAACAATTGCCAGAGCAATGGAACACTATGACCTGTACTGAACAAGACGAATGGTTGTATGAACACCAAGTACATTCAAACATTAGTTGGGTAGATGAATACAAAGGCAACGCAGTCAATGTCTTACCTGTCTTAAGTCTTAAGGCAGTATGAAGTTAGTCAAGCATAGCCTTGCAATCTACGCAGTATTTTTTATTGGCGGTGCTGGCGCACTATGGATACCCATACTTGGGCTTATAACAATTCTTTATTTTACAGGAGTAATCGGATGAGAGACATTAGTTGGCACGCAGAAGGTAATTGCAATCAACACCCTGACCCTGACCTATGGCACTATCAGAACAGTATGCACGCAGACGAACAAGAGTTGCAGGTACTACGCAGTATCGAAGCAATCAGTCTATGTCGTGTGTGTCCAGTCAAAGATAAGTGCTTGGAAGAGGGACTCAGAGATGAGAACATCCAATTCTGGGGTGGCAGTGGCACAATCTGGGGTGGATTACTTACCTCAGAGCGGTATAAGTTGCGTGGTAACAGGGATAATGAACAAATTATGGAGGGTGAGCAACGCCATAGACGCAACGTTACGGCGAAACTTGCTAAACTATACGGATGAAAAGAAAACTAATAGCAGTCGCAGTCATCACGGCAGTCATTCTATTTGCACCATTCGGCAATGATGTCAATGTCAATGTGGGGGTAGAGGTTAAGCACCCAGTTAAGGCGCAGACCAAGGCAACGATGGAGCAGAAGCACGACAACAAAGTAATGGCTATGAAGTTTGCCAAGGCAGGTTATGGTTGGGACTTAAGACAGAGACAATGTATCTATAAGTTGTTTACTAAAGAGAGTCGCTTCGATAACTTCGCCAAGAATCAACAGGGTAGTAGTGCCTATGGTATAGCGCAGATGTTGAAGGAGAAGTCCTCAGACCCAGCGATACAGATACTCAATGCCTACCGCTACATCCAACACCGCTATCAAACACCTTGCAGGGCTTGGTCGCATCACGTCTCAAGAAACTGGTACTGATGTTAGACTTAAGAGGCAAGCCCATCCTAACCTGTATCTGTGGTTGCAAGATGTTTGTAATCACAGTGATGTGGGATGATGAGACAAGAGAAGTTTCCTGGTATGACTTAAGACAGGAATGTAAAGAGTGTGGTGCTATCAGTACCGCACCGACACCGATAGATTGGAGAGATGATGCCTAACTATGAGTACAGATGTCGTAAGTGCCACTCACTTACAGTTATAAATCGCAAAGTTGAAGAGCGAGATGATGAAGTCGCTTGCATTTGTGGGCAAGTGTCTAGTAGAATTTACAATACACCAGCGGTTCAGTTCAAAGGAACTGGATTTTATTCAACAGGAGGATAGTATGTGTACAGTATGTGAGAACGGTGGTTGCACTAACTGTGCGCCAAAGAATGACACCTTGCAGTTTGCTAGTGGCAAGGAGATAGAAGAGTTTTACAACACCTATTCAGAGTCTATGTATGTAGACCCAGCAGAAAGTACACCAGATGAAATGTCTTAAGACGAAATATCCTAACGAGCACGCTGCTAATAATGTAATCAGTAAGGCTTGGTCAGGTCACCCTACGTGGAGAGGTAAGCCATTGCCGACGCGTTGCTACAAATGTATGCACTGTAACTCGTGGCACCTAACTTCTAAACCTCTGAGGACTCCTGCTGAACTTGCTCGAAATCATTATCAGAATATGGCTTGAAGCCACCTATCTTGTTAATAAGTTTACGGATGGCACGCTTGTGACGCATACGGGCTGCATCATCGGAGCCTAACTCCATCTCCTTAGCGATGTCAGGAAAATCCATTGCTTCTGCGTGACGTAGGAACAATAACTTTCTATCATCCTTAGTTAGTTTCCAGTATGCGTAGTCAATCTCAATCATCATCGCCATCATATTACCACCTTCATTTGGTGCTGATGGACGACCAGGACGACCTAAGTCTACCTTGTTAATCTGACCCCATTCACTTCTTAAGACAGGAGTTAGCAAGGCTTCAACCATATCTGCTTCGTAATAGAATAAGTCGCTAGTCTCATAGCCACCAGACTTAGCCTTCCAATGCTGACAATAATCTAATGCTTGATTGCGTAGGCTACGATAGATTAAGTTCTTTGCATCCTTAACACCAATGGCTTCCCAAGTATCCAACTTGT